TCGAGCGAGTTTTGTCCCTTGATGAAAATAAATACGGCGACCGCGAGTATTGATAATGCGACCACCAAGACAATGATGGATATTGTCGTTATCATAGCAGGATTACATTGATAGTTACTTTCTCTTTTTGGTTGAAACCGATTGGCCGCTTGTGCCTAACCTCAATACAATCTATCCGCATACCCGTGGCGGCCTCCCATCCCTCAACGGCATCTACGATGTATGCTTCAAGCTGCTTATCGAGCGGAAGCGGCTCTTGCTTCTTCTTACTCATATCTTCTCATAAGGATGCGGGTATCGCCACGCATAGACATCCTCGCACGGGTTCCCGTCCACCGTCCAAGTCGTACCATCCCATAACGCCCGGACGCAAATGGAGGGTTTTCGGTCGAGGATTGCCCATACGGGGCGACCCACATCTGGTTTGTATCGTTCCGCGCTATTCCACATTACCTCACCCAAAGGTTTTTTATCCTTCGGAAATCTTCTCCCTCTGGAACGGGGCAGTCCTTAATCCACTTCATCTTTTTTACCATCCACTTCGGATAATTTTCTTCGATGGTTCCGCGAAATCCATTTATCTTTCGGAATAGCGGGCGCACATCTTGAAAAATGTTTAGGCGAAGCGAAATCTTATCATTCTTGATGAAGTTGACGATGTTGTTTAACTTGACAAAATCCCAGACACCGCGCTCATCGTGCGGAGTGAAGCAGATACCGTCAAAATGGCGGAAAATATCAATCGCAACCGGGTCTGGTACGGACGGAAATTGCGCCGTGTAAATGTAGATTACGGTGTGTTTCCCGGTGTACTCCTCGCTCTTGCGGATGCTCTCAATTATCTTGTATGTACGCATCGGAAAGAGCATCGGCTCCCCACCCGTAATGCTAACCTCATCATATCCGCCGATGTTTTCCACGATGGGGATTTTGTCGAAGTCAAAGCGATTATTGCAGCATAGGGCGCAATGTCTGGGACATTCAGCCGTTACGAGGAGGCGTAGCTTCTTGTTCATCTTCCAGAATGTCTTTCATTTGTTTTGGCTCTCGAATCTCCGGGTGCGCTTCGAGCGTGGCGATGAACTTATCCCGTCCGAGTTCCTTGTAAATAGGCTGGAAGGTCTTTTGGATGAGGTCGGCTGGTTCGCCGGGTTCGATAGCCTTCTGCCGACCTTCTTTCTCTGCGATTGCAGAACACTCAAAGAGGTCGCGCCCCTTCTTGTCAACGATGATATACGGTTTCCCATTATAGGTTACTCCACCGTAATATCTTGCCACGGAAAGGTGGGTGTTCATCCACGCTTCCTCGGTCATCAAAATAGGTGTTTCCTTGCTCATAATTCGTCTAATGAGATAAGAAATAAGACAAATCCGGCGATTAGCAGAAGGTAGCTCAAGGCGCGAAGGATGCCCCATAGCAGGTTGTGGGGGTATCTGGATATTCCGCCGGGAATTGTTAGTCTCGTTCCTTTTTCGCCATTATCCGTGAGCGATTCACGAACCTTCATCAAGACATTTGACTTCTCAAGTTGAGTTCCATCTACGCAGTTCGTCAATTCGTCCTTGCAAGCCAATAGATTTTGATACCAGAAGCCAATGTTTTCATCTTCTGTTCTCCAAAGGGCAGAGGTGTATCCTTCCGTAAGGTTGTTCGCATCAACGTAGTCAATCGCAACCGTGATTCGGTCGAGCGCGATTTCCGGCGTATTCGCATCCGCGACTTGTTTAAGATACCCAGCGCATTGCTGGTCGAACTTAATGCTCTTTACGATGCACACCGTTGGCGCAATTAGGCCAACAACAAAGAGGGCGATGCCCAATAATAGCTTTTTCATTTTGTCTGGTTAAATAGTTCGTCTGCAAATTCTCTGGCACAATGCACAAATTCCTCTGGTTTCACGCAACTGCGCCCGTTCCAAGAGGCTTGCTTGCTGCCACTCATAATCGCGGCAAGGATGGTCAACACCGCGTGTCTGTACTCTTTTTTTCTTGGTTTCATAGTTTAATCCTCCGTCAATCGTTTTGCGGCCATACAGATACCACCAGCGAAGTCAAGCGCAGCCTTCTCGGATTCTTGATAGATATGAGAAACAGAGTTGAGCAGCGCGTGTCGTATTTCGTCCGCGTTTTCCGCGCAAAGCCACGAGATAGCGGCATCGCCTTTATGGATAATAACGATTCCGTGATACCCGTTATCAACGAGCCACGACACAAATTCATTGAGTTTTGCGGTTTCTTCCGCAGATGGCTTATGGCCATCTTGGTGCTTCATTTCCATATTTGTTACTCGTCAAATCCCGGAATTGTCTGCTCAACAATGATTGGCATAATTAAGCCGATGACATCATAGCCCCCGGTCGCATCAAACGATGGCTGAACATAGACCTTGTTCCCAGCGGTCGTGAAACTCATCTTGACACTCTCCGCTCCGAGCGCGGATGTAAGGTCGGCCAGATACTTCGTGCGAAATCCGATGTCGGAGATAGGCTTGCGCCCAAGCACCGCCCTTAAAATGGTCGGTGCTGCGAAAAGGATTTAAGATAATTCTCTGGCGGGGCGCACCGAAAAGCCGTACGCACGGCTACCGTAGTTCAAGGGGTAAACGCTGCCCGAATAGAAACTGAGGTTACGGGCGTTGGTCTGCGAGTACGGTGCAAACGACTTGGAGTTAGGGACATACGGCATCCGAGACCAATAGCGTCCACTTTCCTCAACATCGGAAACACTACCAGAGGTGGAACGGTAGCCGAGAGCGGGAAGGAAGATTTTGTTTCCGTTAGGCCCGGTAATATCCAGACCATTCTTACTGCTATTCCATTCCACTCGGCACTCCTCAATGAGTTCCGCAAAGGCCGCACCTTTCGGGAGGTAATCACCGAAGGTCTCAACGGCATCATCGAAGTTGTAGTAGCCTTCCGCGTTCTCCTTCGCCCAGAGGCGACCAGAGGGAAGTCCGAGGTCAACCCATTCCACGGAATCCGGGTCAAACACGCTGCCTTTGATTTCATCGCCAAAGATTTCCTCAAGGGCCTTACATACCGCCTTGCTATCCTCGTTTTTGCGGTAGATTTTCTTTGCTTTGATAAGTATCTTTTCCATAGGTTAATTGGTTAATGGCTATCCGCCGTAATACTCCTTCTTTGAAATGTTCTGCTTGCTCCTTTCGATGCGGCCCTTGAGCCGTTCGAGCTTGCTTTGGAACTCCGAATCCACGCCATCCTCTCCGAATATCAAGGATAGCTGGAGGCAGCAGATAAGCACATCGGCTATCTCGGTCTGCACCTCCTTCATAGTAGCGCGACCTCTGCGGAAATGTTCAAGGGCAACGGTCAGTTCTGCCGCCTCCTCGATTGCGATATTCACTTGCGGCTCTATGCCCCAAGCCTCAACCGCATCGGTACAAACTTGTCTGGCTTCTTCTTTTGTCATCATAAGGGCAAATCGTCTAATTCTTCGTTGTAAACGGTGGGCGCATCGTCCCAGCCGTAAATTATGTTCTCGGCCTTATCGCTTTTGATTCGCCGGGATTCCTTTTCGTAGTACAACCCAATGAGGGTGTCGGTAACGCCGAGGGAACGGTTCTTGGAAATCTCTATCACCACATCGTAGTCCATCAGTTCCATCACCCGCTGCGCCCCAAAGAAGTCACGCGCCCTGCGCTCAAAGTCGTTACCTACGCGGTGTGAGATAAGCAGGTTGTCGCAGAGGTTCGTGAGGTTTGCCGTGCCAGCGATGGATTCCTTGCGGAGAAGTTGGAACGATTGCTCCTTACGAGGGTGGCAGACCAAGATTGCGTGGATGTTCTCTTTCGTGCAAAAGTTCTTCAAATCTTTAATCATCTTCGTCTCCTTCTCGTTTGAAGAACCCTGCGTATCATCAAGGTCGAGGGCCATAAGGTTGTCAAGCAGAATGAGCCTCACGCCCTTCTCCTTGACTATCTCCTTGATGTCCTCAAGCAACTGCCCCCACGCACCATCGTAGTCATTGTTGTAGAGCCAGAATTTCCCGTCAAGCCAAGCGTTGATTTTGTCGCAGACCGACTTCGGGGCGTAATACAGATTCTCAAAGCCCTGCTTTGGAATCACATTCGCCTTGCCAGCCGCCATCTGGTCGAGCCAACTCTGGAATCGAAATCCCTGCAACTCCTTCGACCAAGCGGCAACGGGAAATCCCCTTTGAACCGCGTTGAGGATGAAGTGGTCAAGGATGGTAGTTTTCCCAGCACCAGAAAGGCCAGATAGGATGGTGACATCGCCGAGGGCGAAGCCCATTATCTTCTTGTCGAGTTCAACGATGCCAGACGGTATAACGACTATCTGCGAAGGGTCAATCCATTTGATGTCGCCCATAGATAGCCACTTCTTGCCCCTCTCGTCCTCTTTAATTGGCTCGATGGGTTGCCGCACCGTCTGGGAGTTGTACGCTCGTTTTTGGCGGTGTTCCTCGCGGAATTGGCGGTCATAGGCCGTTGGGTCGAAACGAAGCCGGAAGTCGTGCCAAGTGTATTGCTGGCAGGAGTTGTGAAGGCATCGAAATCCGACCGCGCCGGAATCCATCTTGAACAGAGCCGCGTCTGGCGCTTTGTGGTTCGGGTCGAACGGGCAGCACTCCAGCACCAGCTTCTCGCCACCTTGAAAGCGCGACCGTTTGACGATGGAAATGTTGTGTGCGTTGACGAAGCTATCAAGGTCAAAGGATTCGCGGGAATACCCGTTCTGTCGGCTCGGCTGCTCCGGCTTCGGTAGCATCGCAGCGACCTTCTGGATATACGCCTTGTCCGTTACCTTATACTCGTCCGGCACATCCACGAAGGACGAAATGCGCTGCGGCCTTTCCGCCGTGTTCACACCCTTGTTGGATGTCGTGCCAATCAGCTTGGATATGCGGCTTGCATTGAAAACGGATGTGTCAATGGTAGCAACATCGTTGCTGAAAAGCATATCCAACGCCAGCAGGAAGTCGCGGATTAGATTCGCGTTCTCAACCGAATTGGCAAGGTAAATCTTGTAGAGCAGATGATAGCCATTGGCGGAGAACGCGACAACGGGCTTCTCGAACCCCTGCGTAGCGAGGAACTTGTAGACCTTCGTAGCGAGGTAGTAAGCACCTTTCACCTCATCGTCCGATGCGTTGGTGTCGCTCGGTCGCTTCGGGTCGATGTCAATCAATAGGGTTGTGCGGCACTCGATGTCCGTGTCCGATGTTGTTGACTTCGGGGATTGGAGAATCGTGTTCGTCTGGCTTCTTCCCCAGCACGATTTCTTGACCTCGTTGATTGTCGCGTAGATTCCGTAGCCATCGTATTGCCGGATGGCGTTGATAAGGCTTTCCACATCGGCGAAGTAGCCGGAGAATGTCTTTTTGCCGCCACCGAGAACCCGAATCTCAACGAGGGGGTTGTCCTCCTTGAACAAACTCCACCATCGTCTTACGGAAGGTTCGTCAATCATATTTTATTGTGGTCTGGGTCGTGATTGGTTTCCGGCAAAGATTCCCGCGCTCGCGTCCTCGCCGTAGTCGGGAAGCTGGTTGAGGAAAGTTCCGAAGTTCTTGAGGAAGCATTGCCCGTCCGTGCAGTCGCGCACATATCGGTCAATGGTGTAGATGAGTTCGGCCTCGGAGTGAACCTTGAGGAGCTTGCGGATTTGAGCCTTGTTTTTCGCGCACTTTCCCGTGGCCGTACCTCTAACGGGGCATCTGGTAGGATATTGGGCGTAGATTCTCTCGACCGCATCTTCTCCAACCTCGCGCTCCTTCTCCTCCGTTGCCGCGACCGCTTCATTGATAATCTCCTGCACGGCCTCGCCCGTGTGTACGGAGATACTTCTTGCGATGAGATATGCGAGGATTTGCATCTGCCGTTCCATTACGCTCTGTCGTTTTTCTCGTCCGTCATATCCTCCGGCAGTTCACCGCGCTTCTCCCAATGCTTGCAGAGGCCGTAACACGCACCTCCGCTTGCAAGGATGAGAAGGATGAGCCAATTCTCATTCGTGCCATCCTCAATGCTGGAAACAAAGGAGAAAGCGGAAATGAGACACGCGAGGATGAGGATTGCGAGAATCCATTTGTGAATCGTTTTCATTACTCGTGGAGTACGGATTTGATGTTCACGACCTTCTTCTCAATTACCACGAGTTCTCCGTCCTCGATTCGATAGCCGAGGTTGTAGAGGTGCTTGATAATATCCCTCGGAGAAATTGATTCCAGAGACCGCTTCCGCGCTTCGGCAAGCTGCTTGCGTAGCGATTCTATCTCCGCGTAGAGAGACCTGTTCTGCGCCTTGAGATTGTCGATTTCCGAATCTGGTTGAGGTTCTGGTTTCTTGGCGATACCCCCCCCGGATTCCGTCATCGTTTTGCTCTGGAATAGAACTGCGATGGCTTTGGGTGTGCGACCGAACATTTCCGCGATTTGCGGATAGGTTGCGCCTTGCTTCCGCAGCAGCTTGATTTCCTCAAGTTCCTGCTGCGTGTAGTGCTTTCCTCTTGACATAAGACTTGCAATTAGTGATAAAACAAAACCCAGACGCACGGAATCGAACCGTGGAGAATGTGAAACCCGTCCTCGCACCCAACCATCTGGGGTTAAAAAACATCGTGTCCGAGGGGAGAATTGAACTCCCACTACCGTAGTAACCAGCTCCTTGGGCTGGCGCGTCTACCATTTCCGCCACTCGGACAAATTGCGGGTCTGTTCCCCGCCGCCAGCAACTGCCGGGAATGAAAAGTATGATTATTAGGCTGACCTCTCACTCCAGAATAAGCGACTGAATCATTAATGGGCATCGCAAATCCCTTATTCCCGACCTACCCAAGACCGCGTATCGTGCCAATACCCGCGCATTCCGTCAACCGCCCAATACAATACAACACAACGTATGAAAAGCGTATTGCCTACGGAAATCCAGAATAAAAAGGGGCGGACAATGGCAAACCGCCCCTTGAGAGCCGCGCCCGACACACATCACATTTACCCTCCGAATTTCCGGGATTTTGGTTTTTAGAGGTTAATGTTAAAAATGGTTGCGGCTCTAATTGGGAAGCGAGTTGACGCGCAACAGAGGGACTAACCCCTCAATCCCTTTCTTGTTTACTTCACGAATCGCCTCCAATAGTATCTGCTTACCCATCGGGCAAAGCTCGTTGGCAAATTGGGTGAGAAAATCCACCATAATGCCATTGTTGCCACCGCCAGCCGAACTCATTTCGACTTGCCCGTTCTGGGTGAGCGCACCTACGAAAAGCATAGCGGCGCAATCGAGGCCGCTCTCCTTTGCTTCTCGCATCACGTTCATTATCTGCTCAAAGAGAGGTTCAATCCTCTCCGTCATTTCCTTGCTTGTCATCCTTCTTTTTCGCGCCTCCTGCGAGGATTCCTTTGATGACTATGAGCTTCGCTGCTTGCATAAGCATCTTCTCGTATCTGTGGTCATCGGTAGCGAACTCAAGCATAAGGTTAACGATGTCGCCACCTCTGCCGCAGACCATAATAGAGTGATGTTCCCCATCGCCAGCAAGGACGATTGCGGCGCAGCCCTCCTTGTCTTTCGTTTCGTCTTGAATCTTTTGAATCAGCGGGCTAATTTCGTCCAGAAATTCGGTGTTACCCCCCCCCATTTTCGGGGTTTCTTTTACATTTTCTTCCATAGTGTTATTGATTTGGTTTTAAGATTGATTTTTCATCCACTATCACAGACTTCCCATCCGGGAGCGATACGACATACTCCACTCTGTGAATGCCCGTAATTTTACCCGTTTCTACGCGGGAGACCGCGTTCCAAGAAACGGTATCGCCGATGTTGTGGGGCATAGGCTAAAAGTTTGACATTGTTTGCTCGAACTGCTGCTCCGTTATCCGCCCTTCGAGCAGATTCCAGATAACGTTCTTGACCGCATCATATACCTTCTCAAACTCCGCCTCGTCCATCGAACCGAAGGCGAGGGACTTGGGGACTTCCACGAACTGCCGCAATCTGGGATTGTAGTAGACCTCGTAGAACCCAGCCGCGACCGTGGCGTAGGCGCGGAATCCCTCTACCGAGCGAAAACCGTTTTGAGTGCGCTCCGGCAATAGAGAGAATCCCGCGTTTATCAAGGCGAAAAACTTTTTGTGGAACTTGTAGTTTCGCACAAGTTTGATTTCCGCCTCGTACACCTCGCCATTTTTCAGTCGCTTCTTCTCCTCATAGTCATCGTCATATAGAGGAACGAGGCCGTGCGGAGTATTGAGCAGGTTTATTTTCATCGTCCTTCGTTATCAAACGGCAGGTCATTGGGGTAGTTCGCCGGGTCGAGTTGGTATGCCATCGGAGGCTGCTGCTGGGCAGCTTGTCCCATCGGCGGCATTGCGGGTGCGCCCGGAGGTACTTGTGGCGCTGGCTGCTGACCCTGCCAATAGGTCTGCGGGGCTGGCCCTTGCGCCACATAGGGTTGCCCCTGCGGATAACCTTGAGGATAGGCTGGTTGAGGCGTGTTCGGATAGCCCTGCACCATAGGCGGCTGCTGGGGCTGCGCCGCACTCTGCGGGCGAGAACCGCAAAGCTGGATGGTGTTTGCGCGAATCCGCTTGCGCGTCTGCGTCTGGCCGTTCTGGTCTTGCCACTTGTCGGTCTTGATTTTACCCTCAACCAGAACGCTCGTACCCTTGAGGAGATACTGCGCGAGGTTTCCCGGATTCCAATACTCGACATCGTGGTACTCCGTGTCCTCCCCGATAGTGCCATCCGCCTTCTTGAATCGCTCGGTAGTTGCAACGGAGAACGATGCGACAGACGAGCCTCCCTGCAACTGACGAACCTCTACATCTTTCGTCAAGTTGCCTTGAATGATAATTCTCTGGTAACTCATTGTTAGTAAATCTGGTATAAAACGATTTTGTTTTTCTTTGCGAAGGCCACTTTGTAGCCCTTGATTTTCCTATCCAGCTTCTCCGCCTCTCTGCGCTTTTCGTCACGAAGTTTGCGAATAGCGGCCTTCAAGGTCTCGTCCCTTTCGTTCGCGGCATCCTCGGTGAAAGTGTACTGCTGGTCTCGGATTTGCCGCAATTCACGCTGGAGCGATTCGACCTCGATTCTGTACCGCCTACCAATATCGCGGAGCTTCGTGTCTTTCGCGTAAATCTCCCCAGAAGCCCTTGTCTTGTAATGGCATTTCAGCCCATATCGCTGCATTACATCAATGAACCGGGAGCGCGACATCACGAAGTTGTCATTTGGTTCTTCGCGGTCGAGGGTCTGGAAGATGAGAAGTTCGTAGCAATAGGTTGTCTCACCCTCTACAAACCTCGCCTTCATCGGGAACCTCGCTATCGCCCACGGCTGACCCTTTTTCTCTAATTCCGCTATGGTCTTGAACGGGTCGCCGTAGGGGATAACGGGGCGAGGGTCGGGCTTTTTTCTGGCCTTCTTCTTTGGTGTCTCTTTAGCCATCCTTGTCTGGTTTGAAAGATACGGATGCCGCGACAAGCTGAGTCTTTGAGCATTGTGTATAAAGCTCCGGCGCAATCTTTTTCATCTTGGCCGTATCAATGCTCGTTCTCTCGTATGCAGATTTCAATACGAACTTACCACCCGGCGCGACCATTTCCGTGAGATTGTTAGCCAGCATATAGTCCCGCACCTTGTCGTAGTATGACTTTAGACCCTCCTCCAGAACCTTGACTGCGGCCTTTAATTCGTCCACCTTTGCGGCCTTTGCAATCGCATCGGATATTTCCTCATCCGACAAAACAAGCGATGCTTCTGGCTGCTCCGTGGTGTCAACGAATACGCGACCCTCCCTCTCGCAAGCGATGAGTTCATCCACCCATTCTGTTCCGAGGTCGTTGACGGGGTAAAATCCCTTGATTCGGCGCGTTTTCTTATCCAGATGGAGTACGAATAGCCCCTCAACCTTTAGCTTCGGATTCTGGCGTTCAAATAACACACGATAGATGCTCAATTGGGCCTCAAGCGCGTGTTTGTGAATCTTCGCCGTACTCTTGAAGTCAACGAGGATAACCGTGTTCTTTTTGCTGCCCTCGTACACGCCATCAATGGAGGATGCAACGTTCGTGTCATCTGTGACGAGGTATTCAACCGCGACACACTTGAGACCGAGCTTCTTGTACTGAACGATGAGCGGTGATTCCAGAACCGCCTCTCCGAGTTCAAAGGATTCGATTTCTTTGTGCAGAGCCGTTCCTTCTTCCGCAGCTTTTTTGAGGGTCGCTTCCGGGATGCCGGAGTAATCCGCACCCAGACCGTTTTTCTTCATCAGCGAGGTAACGCCGATAAGCAATTCGCCTTCTTGGTTGATGTACGAATGGCTTACCTCGTCAAAGAAAACGTTGGTGTTCTGCGTGAGCTTAATTTTGCTTTGCATTGGCTATCTCCCTTTGATGTTTGACAAATTCGGCCTTGAACTCCTTGTCGTTGCCGAAGTATTGCGCGTAGTGATTCCAAGCGGCGGTCATCTGTTCTTGGGTCGTACAACCCTTGATGTATGCGATTGCCGCTTCTTTGGATTCCTCGATGGCTTTCTCCTGCTGGTACTTCGACACATCGGCTTCCCAATAGATGTCAGCACCTATGCCGAGCGAACGGCAGCATTGCGAAAGGGCATCGGTGTAGGCTTTCTTGAGCGCATCGTCATCAACGAATAATCCGGCCTTCTCCTTCGCTGCTATCATCGCTCCGCCAAAGCCGACAATCTTTGCGCTCCATCCGTCACCGTCTTTCACGAACAGATGAACCTCCAGATACACGGCCCTCTCGCCGCCAATATCCTCCGTCCATCGGTTTGCTATCTCTGTGTACCATCCGATTCCGCAAGGGCCAAACTCCTTCGTGAGAGTTTGGATTCGCCACATCGGATTGATGTCGGTCTTACCCTTGAGCCGCCCAGCTTGGATTGGACGCTGGGCCTCCTTCGGTACTTCCCGAACCCTATTGTAGAGTTCGATGTTCTTTTTCTCTTTTTCGGCCATATCTTTTTAGTTGTTGAGGTCAGCCGGGTCAATCCAATACTCCGCGACATAGGCCGTGCCTCCGTCTGCGGTGGTCACTTGAACCTTCTTGCGCTTAACCCCGTATCCGTTTTTCTGTTGGATGTCGGTGATTCTACTCGCAAGACGGGCGCATCCGAAGTGCCGTAATGCGTACTGCGAGGTAATGTGGTTTCCTTCCAGAAGGAAGGCCAGAATCCTTGCCCGCTGCGAATCGGAGCGGGGCTGGTTGGGGTTGATGTTTGCCATAAAATTAGTGAGTTAGTGCTTGCGAACGGGTCTGCAACGGTCGAGGTCGCTCTGGAGGAATCCGACCCGGAAACCGCGCTCCACCTTGCGAATCTTGTCCTTCCGAACCCAATCCGAAATAGTCTGGCGGGCAACGCCACAATATCTCGCAGCCTCGCACACGGAGTAGATTTTTCCGTATTGCTCGTCAACCATCGTGATTGTCTCGGAGAGGACGGATTGCAGCCCTTTGATTGCGTCAATCAGCTTGGCCGCAGTTTCCTCCGTCAGTTGTTGTGCCATTGATTTGTTCTTTTAATTGGTTAATTTCCTCCTGCATTTCCTCCATCTGCCGGAACATCGCATCGAATGATGCTCTGGGGATTGTGATGGTTTCCTCTTTCGGGAGGCCGGGAAGGGACTTACTCATCAACCTTCAAGGTGGCCAGAGCGCACACCGTCTTGGTATTGTAGTTCAGTCCGCTAAACGAGTAACGATATTTATCTTCGCCCATCGAATTAAGACGGGCCGCAACAGAGCGAATGTTGTTCATTTCCGCGTTGGTCGAGAAGGTAAGCGGAATTGGCTCGTTAGGGGGAAGTTTCCTTAAAACCTCCTGCCACTTATGCTCCTTGAGCAGAGCGGCGATTTCGTTATTGAGTTTTGCGTTCATATTTCCTTATTTATATCCACCGTCCCCTTTAGTGGCTTCGGACACGGGCAACACTTTGTTGCCGCAGGGTTATGGCTTGGGGTGCTACGAGGTGGCTTTCCTCGCTTACCGATTCGATTACTTGAATCTACTTGGCATCCGATATGTCTTGGACGCACCCCACGAAACTTAATGTAGTCCGTAGCACCACGCGGCGTAAATTTGTCGCCGCACTTTCTTCCACGTTAAGGGCGGTGTACCCCTTTCGGTTTGATAAGCCAGGGTGTCGAAACCGAAAAAATCAATCTGGCTATTGTCAATCAACAAAAGATTTCATACCTTTGCAGTTGCGAAACATAGTAAGGTAAAATCCACTCAATTTTGAGGGGCGTTCCTCTTGTGTCAATCAATCAACGACACAAAGGTAGGTTGTTATTTCCTTATTTCCAAATTTTTTTGAGGAAATTTTGACCTAAATTGCGAAAAAGTTTTACACTTGCTCTTAAAACATTGATTTACAAATGGATAGCGATTTTAAGACAAGACTTGTAGAATTTGCCCGTAAGCAATACGATATGGGGATGACCAGATTCGAGGAATACACGGGCATTAACTCTGGTACAATCAATAAGATACGCGATGGTATCTCCACAACAACCCTCGCCAAAATCGCAGAGGCTTGCCCGGAACTCAACATAAGATGGCTTCTTCTTGGGAAAGGAGAAATGACGCAAACTACCCAGACAGAGCCACGGGCAACCTTGACCCAGCCAACCGTTGAAATACATTCCGCCCAGACCGTGAACATCGGCAATTGGTCGGAACTTATCGAACTCATCAAATCCGTCAAACAATGAAACACCTACTACTCATAGCGGCCATCTTTCTCCTCGCGTCCTGCGGCGAGGACATCAAGTATGGGAACGAAAAACTCCAGACGGGGACTTATGCGACATCCGTGAAGGCGGGTGCGCTTTGTGTTGATATTCTGGATAAGAAGAACTGCAAGACATACCTTCTCGGTCACGAGGATTGCGGATTCGATGGAACATACGACATCAATGGTTCGGACATCCATATCAAGGGGTACGCGCAATCATCGAAGATGGGGTACGATACCTATACGTTCACCGGGTCTGTCGGCGGAGTGACCAGCGAGACCAGCTTTGAATACTTCGTGGAAACGCCGGACGGAAAGAAGCTACTAACCTTCAACAAGCAATAGTATGAACGAATCGGAGAGAATCAAGTTCATTATTCTTGCTCTGGCGGCTGGCAACCAGCGAACCTTCGCCAAAGATACGGGCATACACCCTTCGTCCGTGAACAAGATTGTCAAGGGTAGGTTTCACATCAAAAAGTATTTCGACCGAATTATGACCGCCTATCCGCAACTTAACCCGGATTGGCTGCTGAATGGTGTCGGAGAGCCGATGGCAAATAAGGTCAACAAGGAGGATTTGATGGCCACTCTTGGCGAATTGGGGAAGAAGATGGATAGGATTATAGAACTGCTGGAGAAAGTGGCTAAAATCGGCCAAAATTGAATTTCGTTGGCGAATGTTGCCGCCGCCAGATTTTTTCTCGCGCAATCCATTTATTATGGCTAAAGCTATATATAATAATAGCTATATATAATAACATAGCCTATATTTATCTCAAAGCTATTGATAACTCAATAGAATTGTCAATCAAGTATCATATATACGGATAAGAGGAATAGGGGTTAAGGGGGAAAGGGGAGAAACCAAATGCCCATCTGCGAAAAAACCAAAATAGCCAACCTAATTGGCTGGCTATTTGAAGAATGGGTTATCCGCGAGAATCTGCGCGTTCTGTTCCTTGCTGACCTTGATGTACTTTAGGAAATTCTGCGGTGTCTTATGCCCAGATAGCAGCATACACGAATGGAGCGGTACGTTGTATTTCGTGTAGAGCAAGGTGCAAGCGGTACGCCTCGCCGTGTGTGCGCTAACGAGGTCGTAGCGATGCTTCTTCACCACAAGACTTTTTGCTCCCTCGCTCTTGGTTATCTCCACAATGTCGTTGAAAGACCCGCCGAGTTCCTTGCAGATTTTCTTCATATAGAACCCAACCTCGGCGGAGCAGACAGACGGGACGCGCCCTCCGTTCCTTTTCAAGACCTCCAGAACCTTCGGTGACACGGGTATGATAACGGATTCCTGCGTCTTGCGCTGCTTGAACTGCAATGTCAGCCTCCCGTTCTGGATATTGTCTTTGGAAATCTGGGAATAGTCGCTATGCCGTGCGGCAGTCATACAACCAACGATGAACGAATCCCGCACCCTCGCTTTCACCCCGTCCAGCTTTGCGTTCCATATCGCGTCCACCTCGTCTTGCGTGAGGGCTATGGTGTCAGCCGTAGTCCACTTGTAGGAGAATTGCTTGTACTCCCGGTTCTTGTGGTACTTCATCTTCTCGCCCTCAATCATAACCGTCTTGAGTTTCGCAATCAAAGTTGCTTGATAGTTGCCGGAATAGCCGAGGTCGTTGAGGCGTTGCACCAATCTGGCGTGAAATGCCGTGTCTATCTGTTCCCAATCCTCCGCAGTACCCATAATGTCGGAGAGCCTACGATACGCCAAATCGCGGTCTTTTTTGGACGGAACATCGCGCTCCGACCATTCCTTGAAAAAGTCCCAGAAAGTTGGCCTATCCACCCTCTCTTTCCTTTCGGGCATAACGCCCGTCACGGCATACTCCATCGCATCGGTTATCTCCTGCTCGGATAGACCATCCCTCTCTTTCTCGTTGAGGCGAATGTCTATCAGCCGGAGTTTCGCCCATACCCCTCTGTCTTGGCATTTCGCTCCGAGGCTCTTTGCTTTCTTGTTCCAGAGTTTAGGGTCGATGGATAGCCCGGTGGCCCTCTTGTACTTTACGCCGCCATCGGACACGATAAGGCGGATGCTCCGACCGTTGAGGTTGTAGGTGTGTGTCATAAGCCATTGTTTGATGCAAAGGTATAAAAAAAGTACCCAATGCGGGTACTTTCACATTACTTTTTGGTAAACAAATGTTAAACGTTGTAAGATTTGTTTGACATATTTGGCGGGGCAAACGACCACAAAATCAAGTTGATAGGTATGCAAATCTCTGGTAGTGTAGTGTTTCCCTTTGTTGCCCATTAAGGTCTGCCAAGTGGCTCAAGAAACCCCACCAGAAAGCACTCTGGCGGGGTTTTTCTTTGGATTGGGTACTTTCTTGGGTACTACCACCCGCACAATCATATTCTCTGGTCTTTCCGCACCATACCCTTACCGTTCTTGTAGGTCTCCTTCCAGAGAAGGTAGTAAGAAGTGCCGTAAGTTTCCTCGTCATCAATGTAGGCTGCGACTTGCACCCGCACAATTTCATACCCGTGTGCATCCTTGTATGGGATTTGCTTGGATATTTCCTTCGCTCGTTTTACCGCATCGCGGTAGTTGATACAAGGTTCAAAGTCGATTGTCTCATAGTCCAAGTCGGCTTTCGCGTTGGGGTTGAGGTGGCTCCAAGTCTGGAGGTATAGTTCGTATTCTGTCTTTGCCATTGTTTTGAGTATTTAGATTGCTGATTCGTTAATAGACCCCCTCCCTTTCTTTTTCACTCGTCATTCAGCCCCAGCACCAGCCGTGCGGCCAGATTCAGCTTCGGTTGTGCCGGAGCGCAGTACCTCTCCGTCATCGCAACGTTGCGATGGCCGGATAGTCTGGAGATAGAAACCAAGTCCATCCCGCTCTGCTGGAGATTCGTCACGAAGGAAATGCGGAAGGTGTGAGAGGTCACAAACTTCCACTTCGGGCCTTTCTTCGTCACCCCTGCGGAGAATACCGTGGTAGGCGCATCTATGCCCGCCCGTTCACAGAGTTTGCGGATAATCATACAACGGTTCGGTGTCGCTGGCTCGTCCTGCCTATGGCTCTGTGCGTAGTTAATCCACCGAAGAACCTTCGGGGAAATGGGGATGGTAGCCGCCACCTTCGTTTTCTGGCTGACATAGGACAACTCGTCCCCGTGAACGTTCTCCGCCGTGAAGGTCATAATGTCGGAGATTCGTGCGCCCGTGTAGGCTTCAAGTAGGCACTCTATCTTCACAAGTTCCTCCTTCGGGGTATTGGTCTGCACCCCTGCGAATCTGTTAATCTCCTCTGGCGTTAAGTATGTCCGCATCGGCTTGTCACCCTTTGCGCTGGCGATTTCGCCCCAATCGTCCGGGAGCGTTACGCAATCCTTGTATCTTCGCAGGAAGGCTTTGAGGGTAAGCATAAGAGTTCTGGCCGTAGATGCCGCGACCGCCCCCTCCAGATGGTCTTTGAACTCATACAAGTGTTCGCGGTCAAAGTGCGACCACTCGGTGATGCCAACGGCTGAAAGATGCTTGCGGAGGGATGAACCCGCCCCGCCCGTGTTCTTCACCGTGTCAAGTGCTTCGGAAAGTGTTTTCATAAGGCATACAAAGTTAATGAATTTTCGTGAGGGTAGGCGGTTTCACCCACCTGCCCCCGTTTTAGAATCGCTCCCGTAGCCATTTCTTTCCCGGCTTGTGGAGCAGCCCACGGCGGAAAACCGGGGCTTTGTTGTCGTATTTCACGGTGTACCGCCAGAGGGGTACGCTCCCTTTGTCCGCATACTGCTCAACAATTATCGTTGCGGTGTCTATGTCGTTGCGGAATTGCTCGGACTTGAGAATCGTTGTCATAACTCCACCTCCTTCTCTTTGTAGTTCTCATCTATAAAGGCGCGAATCTGCTTCACAAGCCATTTGCCGCACTCAAGAATCTGGCCGTATTGGAAGGACTTGTCGTAGTCGCTCTTTCCACGTTCACCGTAGATTTCGCCAATGCCGGGCGTGTTGAGAGTCCATTCATCGGAAACGAAAACCACGATACCATCCCAATTTCTGTGTTCAAATACCGCCCAATTTCGCTGCATCTGCTCTCCGTTATTGGTTCTATAATTGTAGAGGCGGACGGTGAATACATACCCCTGCTCCCGGCCATTCTCGAATCGGCCAACCTTGATTTCGGTATTGATACCCCATTTGTAAGGTTCGCTCGATTCCGCTTTGGAGAGGGCGTACTCGGAGTTTGCACGGAGATAGGCGAGAACGGCTTGCGCTTGCCAATTTGCTCCGTCATTCAAGTAAGATACAATGTTTGTCATAAGGCATAAAATTTTAGTGAGTTTTGTGGGGATTGGCCGTGTCACCGACCAGCCCCCGATTTGAATTTGTACCCAGCCCAGCCAAGTGTCGTTCTGGTGTACGCAACGCACATCCCTTCGTAGAGAACCGTTTTTACCGATGGTTCGGTTCGCAGGATATGGAGCGCAACCCAGATTGGGCGGATTCTGTAACCACCATAACCACGATGGAGCAGAATCATAGATTTGTCACCTATTGAGTTGCTGACCCACCACGCATTTTTGTTGGATTTGAAGTGCTGGTCTAACGATTCGTTGATTCTGTTGATTCGTTCAGTAGGTTTCATAAGGCAATAGTTTAGTGATTTTGAGAGCGAGGCGGCGACTATACCGCCCCGCCCGTCTGTTAGCTTCGGGCAACGCTTAATCGCTGAATAGGGCCGAAGTAGGTGCATTTCTTTCTAAACCTCATTTCCGGGTAGCTGCGCCGCATCCGTCTCAATTCCTTTTCGACTTCTTCCGGCGTGTAGTCCATTTCGAGGTCGTACCACTCTTTTTGATTCTTGTCGTACTTGTAAAGAATCGTGTAGAATTTTCCGATATATTCCATAAGGCAATAATTTGTGAGTTGGTGAGGCGGCAGTCGGTCAAGAACACCGCCCCGGTCTTTACTTCGCGTGAATCTTTGCGAGTTCGCAGATATTCCGATATTCCCATTCCGTAACGTGATTGAACATCCATCTGTGGCGGTCTGGAATATCCCTCAAAGTGGCCATTACTTTCTGGTAGACCCCCAGAACCTCATCAAAGTGTTCAAGGCAATCGCGGAGTTCATTAATTTCTTTCTTGAACCACTCCACATTCTTGTCAACCAGAGAGCAGAATTTTTCGGCATCCATTGGGCCGTTATACATAACCTCCCAAGACTTCGCGTTGACATCGTTATCCAGATTCCGGAATCTGTTTGCATAGCCATAGGCCCGTGTCCCGTCTCGTAACTCCATCAACTCCACTTTGATTTGGTAGTGGAAGGTCTCATCGAATCCGCAGGAGAAGCAGGGATAGCCGTTGCCCCATTTAGGGCCAGCCGCCGCCACTTCGTTGGTAAATCGCCGATTTACGACTTTACCGTTGTACTTCCGTGCGATTGCTTTCATTGTGTCTGCAAAAGCAATCATTTCCTCGTAGACCCTAATCTGGGTCTTTGCGTAGGTTTCATAGGATTTGGATTTCATAAGGCAAATAAATTAGTGATTTGGGAGAGGGAAGCCCGTTAGAGCCGCCCTCCCGTTGTTTAGATGTCTTGAAAGTTGGCTATGTAACCGAATAGTGTGGTGTCTTTGTCATCGTCCGTTCCTGCGGAATCATAGCCAGCGGCCTCCCAATCGAAACGTTCCGTGGCCAATTCTCGGCAAAAGCCACATTCGGAATAACTCATACTCTCCGGCTCGCCTCCGTCAATATAGGTTCGGCAAGCACCAAGCACCAAGCACGCGATTTCTTCCTCCGTCCGTGTCAGTCTCCCACTTTTTTTCTGTGTGACCAGAGACGGAATACCAAAGGAGTTCTGCCAAGCGCAAATCGTTCCGTTGTTAAGTCCGAAAGAGAGATACCGTTTCCCATCGTTTTTCTGGTAGAATCTAATCGTAGTGACTAAAAGTTTCATAAGGCATTTAATTTAGTGATTCGTGAGACGGGAAGCAATCACGCCACCCCGTCCCGGTTTTAGTCCTCCCACCACTTAATTTGCCGGATAATTCGGATATGGAGAACGTCCTCGGAATCCTCCCAAGATTCGCCCTCATAGCATCCGATACCCTCCGTTAAGGGTTTCGCGTCTAATTCACGGGCTTTCTTTATCGCCTCCTCCTCGGTTTCATATTCCCGGCAATAGTGCCGTGTGGAGAATCGGGTTCTGGTAGACCAATGTACACGGAAGTAGTGTTTTTTCATAAGGCAGATAGTTTTAATTAGTGATTGGCAAGGGATGGAGATTTCACTCCCCAGCCCCCGGTTCGATTTCGACTACCTCTATCCCCCCGTCCTCCGTTTCCACAAGTCCCAGACCCAGCATTTCCAACGCCAGAGCCGCAGTCCCTATTTCCACTTCGTCCCCCCTCCGTAGTCTGTTGATACATTCCGCAAGAGCGCAAAAGGCCAGAGAGTTGTCATACCCTCCCGATAGCCCCCGTCCCTTTGCTTTCTGGTAGCATTTGCAGAGGATTTCGAGAAATAGCCCCCGCCCCCTTTCTTTCTTTTCGTCCCCCTCCCTTTCTTTCCGCTCCTGCCGGGATTTTATCACCGCCAGAGCGACAACCGGGAGTTGGAACAACATTGCAATTAAGAATAATTTGACCATAGCGTTATGCGTTTTGTGCGGCCAATTCCGCCTTTCGTTTGTTCGACTGCCAAGCGTGGAATTTTCGCAGCAACGGGAGTTTGCAGCCCGTGTGCCAAAAGATTCGTTTTTCCGTGTTCAAAAGTGCGTTACCAAGCACCAGACCGATTTTAAGAGCAAAATTTTTCATAAGGCAAAATAATTAGTGAGTTTGAGAGCCAGACCGCCGCCAAGCGGCCAAGCCCGTGAATTATGCCACCCGTGTGACAATCTGGAAACCGTCCGAAGTGCGGAAAGATTCGGCAACCTCAAGAGAGGTTATTTTCGCCAAGTCCCAAAAATCGTCCACTTCGTTTTCCAAATCCCCGTCCGTTTTCTCATCGGTTGCGACTTCGATTTTGCCCTCATAGATTGTAGTTACTACAAAGACCTTTTTCCCGGCAGATGGGGTTATTACGATTCGTTTCATAAGGCAGATAGTTTTTAGTGAGTTGTGGCAAGCCGCCCGGCCAAGAGCGGCAAACCGTTAAATGAAGTACAGACCCCAGCGGCCACGATTGGCGCGGATTATAACCGCATCCGTAGACCAACCGCGCCCGGTTTGCAGGTCATACACCGTGCCGAATTTGGCCGTATATTCCGCCGATACTCTGGTATCATTAACCGTCCAGAACATTCGCTCCCGGATTGCTTGTAACAAGTCCTCAAGAGAACCAGCAGAGCCAACCAGCCGCGCCGATTTTTTGGTAATTGATTTCATAAGGCAAAGATTTAGAACATTTGCACCAGAGCCGGACGCAAGCCCGGCAGAGGCGGAAAGGCTACCAAGACACCCGGCGAAGGCGGACACCTTGCAAACCGAATTTTTCCCGGTAGCGTTTAACGGCTTCTTTTTCCGAATATCCGACAAAGCGAACGCCGGGAGCATCTACCAGACCGCAAGATATTTCTATAATGGAATTACACCAATTTTTGCGTATATTCAAATACGCTGATTCCGGGCAGAGCCGCGCAAGGATGGCTAAAGACATAAGGCAATAAATTAGAGGATTGGAAGCCCGGAAGCCGTCACCAGCAAACCGGGCCGGATTGATTGGATTAGTTGAGATTACAAAGGACGATTGAACCGTCTTTAATCCCTTTCTTTGTTTCGTCTGTCGTTAATCCCGTAAATTGGTTACGATAATGGGCCGTTGTCCGTGAATAGTCCCAATAGTACGAATCAAGAAAGAGCCGCCCGGAAGCGTCATATTTTGCAACGATTACCCGGTAAGATTGGAAGAACTTTTCGCCGTTGTGGTTGATTTCAAACTGATTTGCAACGGGCCGACCCGAACGGGGGGAAGTGAGATTTTTGCAGTTCATAAGGCATTTAGTTTTAATTAGTGAGTTGAGACCAACCGCCCAACGAAGGACGGAAGGCCAGAGGAGCGCGGCCCCTTTGGGCCGCTTGCGATTTATTCCGTATTTGCGTCAAGTGTTTAACACTATCAAACCGCCAAAGGTTAAAACCTGCAAAGGTTTAGCGTTTTATTTGAGACCCCACGCCAGAGGGACGCAAAGAGTTTTTGCCTATCTGATTTTATCAAAATGTCAAAGAGCGCAAGAGCGGGAAAAACGGGTTAGGTTTTATTTCCCACTACAAAGATATAAAATATATTGTTATGTTGTACTCCTAAATTGAAAAAAGTTGAAAAAAATTGCAATTTATTGAAGATTGCCGTAAAAGTCCTACCGAAATACCGATTTATCCTACTTTGATACCAGCACCAGAGACCACCAGAACCAGCACCAGCAGAGGCAGAGCCGGACGAGGCAGGAAGCGAAAAGGCGGCTATTTGGGTGGAGCGTCAAAAACGGACACGGAAATATATAAATTTGGGTGTACCGTGATAGATGGCTATCTTTGTAGGGTGTATTTTAAGATTCGACTATGAAAGGCAACACACTACAAAACGCATTTATAACACCCAGAGAAAAGGCCGCAATACGATTGCACGTTTTCGGTGGCGTGGATGATTGGCGGCTATTGTTCCAGATGGCAGGAGGAGAAACCGCCAACGAAAAAAGCCTAACGACTTTAATATCAAGATGGAAGAAAAGCGAAAAGGTAAAAGCGGAAACCGAAACACAACGCCGGGAATTATACGCCAAGGAGCAAGAAGCACGCGACAAAATAATGGCCGAAATTCTGGAGAGCGAAAAAGAGGAGGAGACGGGAGGAAGTGAAAGCCAAGCCGGACGCAGCAAGAGCCGGACGGACTACACGAAGCCAGACGAGCAAAAAAAGCTATTAAACGACCTTATAAACAACGCCAAAGACCCAGACGCGAAACTCGATGCGTTAAAAATCATAATCGCAGGGCAGCGAGACGATAGGCAAGCAGCAAAGGAAGGGACGCAAGTAAGGGCGTTTTTGCCGTTAAATTGCCGGGATTGCATTTTATACCAGCGCGAGAAGGCAAAACAAGAACGAAAGAAGGCCGACAACGCAACAATATAGTATATATTATTACGCAGGACGGGAAACGGGCAAGGGGTAGACCCCAAACCCATCAACATAAGTCTCACCCTTTCCGCACAATTTTACGACCCAATCTCTCAATAAAAAATTTTTATTTTTTTATCCAGATAAAGTAAGCTGGATGAAAGTCGTAGATTTTCAGCAAAAGTCGCAACAAAGTCGTAGTTGACTTGTCCTTGTAAATTGCTGAATCAAAAGGTCTTGCAAAGGAATATACGACTTTCGTTACTTTTTTTCGGAACTTTACGCGAAGAAAAGAAAAATAAATATATATGTAAAGAGTGAAAAAAAACTTACGAAACTCGTAGATTCCTTTGTAACGCATTGTTTGAGAGGAAGTTCCGAGACCACCTCATCTACGACTTTTGCGAGTTTGCCCCTTAAAATCTACGACTTTTTGCTTCCGATGCGCTCAAAACGCCTACTTGGATGCTTAATTCTCCCTGCGAGGATGTTGCAGATGTACGACTGCGAGAGGCCCGTCTTTTCAGCCGCATCCGAAGGCGAGCTAAACGTTGCGATGGTCTTTCCCGTGTAGTCGAGTTCGGCTATCGCATCATCGCTCCTTGTGGAAACTTCGTTTGGGTTGATGTGCTTGGGGTACTTCGGTGTGAAGAACCTCCAGATGTAGTTTGACCACTTCGGTTGACCGCCCTTGAGAATCTTGCGGATGATGCCTTGAGAATCCGCGCCCGCCTCTGCCGCTTGGTTTGCGTTGTCCCACACTTTGATGAACTCGCCATCGAGCGAGTATTGGATGATTCTGTGTTCCATTCTCTTTATGTAATCTTTTCTGGTTTCAATCACTACTTCGATGTTGCCCTTGTCGTCACCATCGCCATAACGCCAAACGTATTTTGTGTTGCTCCGCGCTGGTATGGCAATCGGCAGGGGTGATTCGCAGTACCTTCGCATCGTCTCGTGTGATGCCCCCGTCTTGAGGCAAGCGAGCGACATACTCTCGAAGGTCTCAACGTACTCACCCTTGATGGTGTATGCCGACACCATCTGTCTCTGCGGATTCTGCTTTGGCCCTTCCCTGCGCTTGACATTGATGTTGATTCTCTCCGGCGGCTCGGAATCGCCCAATCGAAAAAAATAGAATCCTCGCAACCCCGCTCCCGTAGTATTGATGTCGCAAATCACATCCCTTACCACGCCATTGCATCCAAAGCGGATATGTGCCTCTCTCTCGTTCTTGAACTTGCCAATGAAATTACCATTGGAATCATAAACCGCTATCCCCACCATCCGCTTCATCGGCATCCGATAGGCGCGTATCTTCTTTGGGAATATCTCGCTCATCTTCTCCCGCCATTGATAGCCATAGTGCAGACCAGATAGCAGGACGCGGGATTGTACTTTGTCGATTTCAAGGGAGGCGGCTACCGCGTTGAGCGATTCAAACTCTCTCACAAAATTTCCATCCGTGTCATATTGCAAGATTCGCTTCGACTGACCAGATAGGGCCTTCGCCCGCCTTGCGATATGCCCAGCGAATTTGTCCGATGAATACCCGCCGCCCGTGGAGTTGTAGCCCATCTGTGGGTTTGTGGAATCGTGCTTGATGATGTGGTATTCCTCCGCCACGTTGAGCCGATGAATAACCGCCTCCGGCTCGCCAGAGAACTCGTCCAGAATCTCCCAATCGAAGGATTCCGGGTATTGGTATAGTGCGCGGTGAAATTCGTTGGTGTGGTCTGCTTTCGCATCCTTCAAATGCTGCGACCTCCGCCTTGCAAGCCCAGCAACGGTCTGTCCGATATAGACCTTGCCGTTGAATTGGTTTGTTGCTCTGTAAATAATCCCCTTCATTTTGGTAAAAAATAAAGCCTCGTGACGGGGAGAACAGAGGATTGTCACAAGGCTTTTAGCGGATTTCTCCGTTAATCTCTATCTGTTCTCCCATCGCAAAGGTATCACAATGGGCAATAAAGAGCAACGAATCGCACCACTTTGTTTCACTTTTGTTTCAAAGAAATCGGCCACCCGTCTCGCTTGGCGATTAGATGGCCGACTACCAAAAAAGAAGGTGTTTGTTGCGGGAGCAGGATTTGAACCTACGACCTTTAGGATATGAGCCTAATGAGCTACCGCTGCTCCATCCCGCATCACAAAGGTAACGCTTTTTCCTTCCCATACAAAAAATAATTGCGCTTTGTTGCTCATTTGTTTAACTTTGTTGCCGTTATGAAAGGAGACCAGCCCTTCCACTACGCCAATGTTTTTGTCCCCATCGGGGAAACGATAGTCTTGCGCGGCAAAAAATACAGATGTATCCGCCGCCCGAATGTCATCCCCCGTAACGCTTGTCTGGGTTGTGCTTTCTTTGGCGGTCATTGTCCGCCGCGATTGCAATGCACCCGTTCGGAGAGGAGTGATGGTAAATTTGTCTGGTTCGAGGAGGTTATGGAATGATAGGTAGTTCCATTAAGGGAATAACCGAAGAAACTGCGAACTCGTTGAGCAGGGCTTTCGAGGAATTGCGCGAGGCCGCGAGCGTTACCGCGTTTAATTTGAAATCAATAATGTCACAGAATATGATTCACGAATTTTCACCAATCCCGGAAGCCTATTTCGGCACTTCCGGCTTGACCGAGACCTCTGCCAACCACATTGCCAACATTGCCAAGATGCGCTACGAAGCCATTGAGGAGGAAATCGCATCCGTTGGCTTTGTAACCGCGAGAGTGCAGATTGTCGGCAGCGACACCACGAATGTCGTAAAGAAGGCGAACATCAAGCGTGTCGAGGACATCATCATCTCCCTTGATAAGATTGCCGCCCTCAAGGGTTTCATCGCCTTCCTGCGCGAAGCCATCACCACGAAGGAAGTTCTGCGTGAGGAAATCAAGAACTACAAGTCGAAGGAGCTTGCCGACCTCAAGATGCCCACGCCGGAGGCTACCATCACGAAGGAGGAGGTCATCGCCAAGATGAACACGGGCGACCGCGAGCGTTATCTGTCCCTTGAGGCCCGTGCCGCCACCTATGGCTGGGCCATCCATCCGAAGGGTATTCTTGACGAGGCCCGCCGCGAGGCCATCCGCTGCGAATCCCAGCCGACCCAGATTGGGCAGGGCGGGCAGTTCGCTGGCCGCGACACCCTCATCCTCCAGCGCGAGGTCGTTCTGCCGCTCTCGGACATTACGGCTATGATGGAGGCCCTGCAAGCGGAGCATCGAAAGAGCGAGGCCGAATTGAACGGTATGAAGCATACCATCGAAATGGCCATCCGCGATGACGAGGAAATGAAGGACGCGCAGTATCGCGCCAAGTATGCCGAGTATTCGCGCAAGCTGGAGGAACTGCGCCTTGAGGACGAGAAGGTGCGTCTCGCCAGAATCAAGGAACTCGAAGGTCTGCGTATCATCATCCCGAACCGATACAAGTCCATCTACGAAAGCATCAACAAGCAGAACTAAAACCTTATGGGAAGAAGGGCTAACCGCCAGACTGATGTCTTGACTGAAACTGCGGTGTACGCACCCGTGGGGCATCCCTTTACTAACCCCTGCCACTTTAGGGGGTCGGCTTTGAAAAGCCAACGACAATCATTCGTAACATTTGGGATTTACGAAAGTCAACCGATGTCTCCTGCCCTCAATACAAATTGTAGCCTTCGCCTTCGCCGGGCGGGAGGTCTTTGCCTTGAACCTCGCCAAAGCCTCCGTGATGTTTCCACGGTCGCGGGCCTTTCTTCCTTTTAATCCCTATGGCAACATTCGACACCGAGTTACGTTCGCTTCTTTCGCAGAGGACGCAGGAAATCGAATCCGCGAAGTCCGTGAAAGGCGCAAACGACCGTGTTGATGCCATCACCCTTCTGGTGCGCGAAGCTCTCCGCGCCTCATCCCTCTGCTACATTGACGGTGACTTCCATCATTTCGATGGAATGTGCCACGTTAAGGCCGAAAAGTCCTCCGTTCTGGCGGATTTGAGCAACGTTCTCGTTGATTTGGGTCTATCTCCCACGGATGTCCGCAGGATGGGCGAAATGCCGCTCTCCGTTGTCTCCGAGAGAACTTATGCCCGCAATCCCTTCCTGCTCTGCTTCACCAACGGTATTCTGGAGGTTCGCGGCCTCGAATTTGGCGGTTTCAACCCCAGAAGGAACGTGACAGAGCGGATGTCGTATTCTTTCGACTACTACGCCAAGTGTCCGATGTGGGATGCTTTCTTGTCGGAGGTTCTGCCAGACCCCTCGGTGCGCCTCGTCTTGCAGGAGTTTTTCGGAATGTGCTATCTCGACCGTAGCGTGATGTCGGTCGAGAAGTTTCTCCTGCTCATCGGCAGCGGAGCTAACGGAAAGAGCGTCATCTTCGAGGTGATGAAGAAGGTTCTGGGCGACGATAATGTTTCCACATTCGATTCCCAGCAGCTATCGTCCGAGAAGATGATTCCCTATGTCAAGGGCAAACGCCTCAACTTCGCCCCGGATATGCGCCAGACATCCAACTTTGATTCATCGTTGAAGGCTCTGGCCTCCGGGCAGGATGTCGCTGGTCGCAAAATCTACGGTGACGCGGAGAAGGTGAAGTGTCCGCCGCTCTGCTTTGCGATGAACGAAATGCCGCGATTCAACGACATCACCGATGCCTTCTTCCGCCGCCTCATCCCAATTCGCTTCGACATAACGATTCCTCCGCAACGCCAAGACAAGCATCTGGTGGCGAAAATCGTGAAATCCGACCTCCCCGGCATCTTCAATTGGGTAATCGAGGGGCGCAACCGCCTCATCCGGCAGGGTGGCGAGTTTTCTCCGTCCGAAGCCGTTGAGAGTTACGGGCGTGAACTACGGAACGTGATTGATGCCCGCCAATGCCCCGTGAGAACATATCTGGCCTCCCGTGGCTTGAGCGTCTATCCGACCTACGAGGGCCAGCCTTCCGTCAAAGTCTCGCAGCGCGAGATTTCGCTTGGCATCGGCGATATTTCTCCGACCGCGATAACCCGCGAAATGAACCGATACGGCGTGGCTATGCACCGCAGCCGTGAAATCTTTTATCGTGTATATCAAATCTAACGAATATGGCAAAGAAAAAGAAACAAGAGCAGCCCGCCGACAAGCACCCGCGCCTCTACAACGCTGGTCATTTCGGCACTATCCTCAACGAGCGTCCTCCGAAGATGTCCTACGAGGAGTATGTCAAGGAACGCCGCGTCCAGACCAAGCGGCTCAAGTCGCGCCTCACGGGTTTTATGGTCTGGAAGTCCAAGTGTATCTCCATCCTCAACGCCCGTGGCGAGGCCGTACCCGGCGGCGAATCGTGGGGTACGCTCGTTGGCCCCGTCCCCACCGTAAGAATCCGATAGGCTATGAAAATCAAGAATAACAAGCCGATTTTGGAGAAGGGTGAAGTCCGCATAGGCAACTTCTTCATCAAGGAGGAGAAAGAACACGTTAAGGTTGCTGACCTCAACGCCGTTTTCTCATTCCGCGCCCGCAAGGATATTCCTATCGGCCAATTCATCTTCCAGACCCTCGAAGAAGTCCGCAAGGGTGAGGATGGATGCCGCAAAGGAATGGCCAACTATCTCTCCGTCCTCTGGGCGTTGATGGCCACAATCCCCGATGGTGAGTTCCTTGAGACCGCCTATCTCGCTTGCGAGGATTGTATGAAACGCCATCCAGAAGCCTACGGTATGCCGAAGGGTGAACCCACCGAGGATGAGCAGCAGAAGGTAGAGGGTGAAATGAAGGAAATGGCGCAGTTCGAGGAAGAAATCAAAAACAAAGCCGAAGATGGAGATAATCAAGCACGGTAACACGCCCAAACTTGTGGCGGTATGCCCCAATTGTGGTTGCACCTTCTCATTCCTTGAGACCGAGGCGGTACGCGAATGGTCGCACGGAAGCGAGGATGCTGGATTGTATATCAAATGCCCGGAGTGCAACACTATCGTCCGCGATGTTCACTTCCAAAAATCGGATAGGTGATGCCGCCCAAAGGTTTTAATGGATTCCAATCGCCGGATAGGTTCGAGATTCACTTTGATATGGTGGATTTCTTCGGTTCGCCATATCAAGAGCATATCTGCTGGGTTCCCCAGCCGGACGGTTCTCGCGCAGAACTAACGCGAATCCGATGGTAGAAAAATCGCCCCGGCGTTTCACAACGAAAGGGCGATGCTCACTAATTATATGCCTTATGTTTCCATAAGTTGATGCAAAGATAGCATCAATATATCGAATAACCAAATTAACTCATCCGCGTTGGGCCATCATAGTGTTCGATGCGGATTTTTGCATACTCCTTTCCCTTCTTGACAATAACCTTGCGGATTGTGACGAAGTAAATCTCCTTGTCGTTAAACCCGTATTTCTTCTGCAAGATGTCCCCCAGAGGCTTGCAGGGGTTGTCGTAGTCGGCTTGCGTGTTGGAGAAGCCAAACTCGTAGTACACTTGGAACGGCGGCTCCGGCAGCTTTATTTTCGGAAGCATAAAGAGCATCGCCCGCTCATAGGACTTGTACTCATCTGTCTTGAATCTCCGTCCCTTCCACGCATCGTTAACCGATAGCGGCTTGATGTCTACGCGAATCTCACTCATTGATGAAAACGGGTTCAGTCCAACAGACGCAGTTCGGGTGCAAAGGAAGGATTATCTGGTCGAGCGGGTAAACCTTCCCCAGATATGAATCACAGAGTGGGCAATTGAAAGTGCTGCCGCGATGGACGGTGTAGCCAATCGCGCCTTCCTCCTCAAATCGTCTCAACTCTGCATATTGGTATGCACGGTTCATAAAATCGCGCTGAATCCGCTTGACACCCTCAACGATGTTATTCATATAGCCCTTGCCCCACTTCAACGCGCCGAGACCAGCACCCCTCCAGAGTTCCGATGCCGTGGGGTTTGCGAGATACGCTTGCAGGTTCGTCCACACCTGCCATTTCGACAATCCGTAGACCACCGACACGATAATCCACCCCTCAAGAAGCTCCTTGAGGTGCGATGCCTCCATATCGAAGCGGAATATGGTGGATTCTCCATCTATTTCCTCATTCGCATACTCAAGAGCATCATCTTCCCACGCATCATCCCCAACGGCTTTTAGGAGGTCTTTGGCGGCTTCAATTGCATCCTCCAAGAATCCGTCCGAAAGGAGTTGCAGGATGCGGTTTACCTCCGCGTCAATATCTTCATTGTCCGCGAAGGCAAACTTATCGCTCCTTTCCGCCCATACGAGGTCAAGAATGTCAAACACCGCCTCCCGAATACGGCTTTTGACATTCCTCCCGGCTTTCGCAAGGGCATCCGTTACCGTTTCTTGGCGTGTCATTATGCGTTCGTGCGGCTCTGGTTAACGGTATTGTTCTTCGTGCTGGTCTGCGCTTGCTGGTCTGCTACAAGCTGGTCGTGTGCCTCTTGGAGAATCCTGCTCCATTCCTCCGCCGTGCCATAACCCGTGTCGTATGCAATTTCCGTTGCGGTCTGGCGGGAGAGAACACCAGCGGCGGTGAGTTGCACAAGCGCGTTCACGATGTCGCTTTCCGACATAAACACATACGGCGAGAGGTACGGCTTGATGATGAATTGCTCGAAGTCGGAAGCCTTGCCGATTTCCACGCTATATGCGTGACGGAAAAGGGTGGCCACTCGGTCAAGGAACGGCTGGTATTCCTGCGAATCCTCCAGAGCCTTCGTGAACGAATCCGCGAATAGCATCTTGACGGTAAGAGACGAGGTATCCGAGCCGGACTTGAGTTCCGGCGTTTCCACCGCGAACGAGCCTCGCATAATGTTCTTCTCCATAATCTCAAGCTGCTTGGCGAAAGCACCATCCGCGCCCTCGGCTGGCTCAAGGAATCCCACCTTTGCGTTGGAATCCGAGGAATCAATACGAGCAGGAGTACCATCGGTGTTCGACAATACCTCCATATCGCCGCCGAGGGTGTAGAGGATGCGGAGCGCATAGGCCGCGTTGTTCTCCGCAAACTGCGAGATTGCGAGTTCATACCCGTCAATAAGCGGCTGGGATGATGCCCAGACCGGGCCGAGGTTGCGGCGGTGATATGCCACGGGACACATCGGAAATCCGTGTGGCTCCGGTTCTCCCTCCAACTCCCAAGTACCTACATCGTTTTGCACATACGTTGCGAAATTGGTGCGGTCAATGACATCAAGGTAGCACTTCTTGTCGCCATTCCAATCCTCAACCCAATACTTGCGACCAAGAAGGACTATCTCGCCCGTGATTGGATGGAAGTGAGGATAGAGAATGTCACCGTCTTTGTACGAGAATACGCGCCATCCCGTCTTTTTGTTGTCAAGGTAGATGTATACGGCGCAGTCAGCGGTGATATAATCGGAATCGAAGGCGTTGTCTATCGCAATTTCGAGGTTGTGTTCCTCCCATCCCTCACGATAGCGCGAGAGGATGTCATCGGCCTTGTAGTTACTTCGGTTGGAGATAACCTTCATACCGATGTTGTTGCCAAGAAGGGCGGTCTTGCGCTTGGTCTTGATGCGCTCTTGGAATCCGATGGCGATGCGGCTACGCACCTTCGCTTGATACTTGCCCTCCGTCTGGTTGATAAACACGGAGTTGGGGTAATACTTGATGGAGTTGATGAGGTGCGAAGTCACGTTGTACTCGCACACGAAGTCAGCTTGGCTACGCACGACACTCTTGATGTCCTGCAACGGCACTACGCTGATTTTTGCGTTGTTGACGATAGGCCCCCAAGTGAAATTGGGCGGAATGGGGATGCGAAACGGCTGCTTCCGCATAATCTGTTCGGGGGTCATCTGTCCGATTTCGGGAATAGGTCTCATATTTCGTTAATTTTGGTTTTTATAGGAAGTAGCCCCAATCGCCACGGCGTTCCTTCGCCTTCCGCTTTGCGTTGTCGGCTCGGTCTATTGCGTAGAGCAGGGCTTCGATAAAGTCCGGGGAATGGCCGATTAGGGCCTTCATATCAATTTTCTTGATGAGGGTCTTGGGGTTTTCGAGGTCGCGCCACTTGAGGATGAGCCTTTCGACCATCAATCTGTCCTCAATGGAGAATTGCGCCTTGTTTTCCTTGAAAATCCTACGCAACACATCGCCCTCAATTGAGAGTTCGCCGTTTTGGAGTTTTTCTACGAGGATTCCGGCGCACTCGCTCTTTCTGGTGGTGTACGATGTCTTGTCGCGGGCCGGGGCTTTATTGTCGAAAGCGTAGCAATGGCGCATATCCTCGGATTGCTTCACCCAATTGCCCATACCGTTGACATCGAAGGCAAAATCCTCATCCGCGATTCCATTCCTGCGCTGGAACGCCTTGATACGCGGTATGACATCCTCGCTGGTGAGCCACCTTGCGGCATCAACATCCACGATATGCCATCCATCCATCGCCCATTGCACGAACCAATCCCCACGAAGTGCGATGTCTGCGCCACCGACCTTCCGTCCCGTGGTCTGCGGTGTATTGTCGAAGAAACGGGCCATATCCGAAGCCGTGACCAGCGCACCCGTATCGTCAACATCCCTCCAGACACCACGGATGTCGTTGATGGTAGCCTTGCTGCCACCAGAGGAAATGCGGTTCATATATTTCGGGTCGGAAACGTGCAGGATGGAGTTCTCTGCGTATGCGCCATCTATGAAGGTGACGGATGTGATGAAACTCTCGTATTCCAAATCCGGGTTGTCGGTGAGCGAGGCAATCTTGGCCCTCGCGTTCGGATTGGCATATACTTCTTCTGGCGAGTTGCCCCACGCGATTTCGGTAATATCCTCCCCGTAACGGGCGAAGTATCGGAGCTTGCCGCTTCGTTCGGGGATGGCCTCATCGGTTACGGGGTCAATCCACCAATCCAGGAACCAGCGTAGCTTATTGCTCTTTCCTACGGGGTTGCAGGTGCAAATGAAGCGCGGCCTTACGCCCGTGGTAGAACGGTTGCTACCCATTAGGTCGAAGATGACATTAAGCCCCTCCTTTGTGAACTCCGCCAACTCCTCAATCACGATGTACGGCATTTCCGCACCACGGAATCGGTCTTTGACTTGCTTAAGGTCGGCGAGGTGTTCCATTTTCATAACCGCACCCGTGCCGCCGAAGAACTTTGCCTCGTAGGTGGTGTCGGCGAATGATGCGAAGCCACGGAACAGAGGCTTGCAGCTTTTCCAGATTCCTCGCTTCACATCGGCCTCGAACCTACGGAATCCGTAGAGGTTTACATCTGGATTGTCCGCATAATAGAACGCACCGATAAGCGATACGGCAGTCTTTCCAGACCCACGGCTTCCGCCGCAGATAATGAGGTCGGCCTCGCTGGTCAGCACCTTCTCTTGGAATCCGGCTTGCGGTAGGATGTTCCAGATTCGCTGCCCCTTGCGCTTGAGTTCGATGTTTTCCTTGCGGTACAACTCCGCCAATTCATTGGTGTAGACTTCTACTCCGAGGTTGAGGAACACCGGGTCGAGGTATTTGGATTCGTCTATCGTGGGGACTTGCATACACACAAATATGAAACAAAAAGTGAAACAAAGTGAAACATTTGTTTCGGTTTGTTCTGTAAAATACATTATGTTTGTTGTGGTTATAAGACGCAACAATGCCAGAAAACGAAGAAAAAGGAGTGCAGGTGAGGTGTCCGCTTTGCGGCAAGACCTTCCCCGTGCGCGTGAAGGAATTGAAGGGTAAACTTCGTCTTTCCGTGCGATGCCCGCAATGCAAGCGGGTTAGCAGTCTTGAACTGCAAGACATAAACGCCTTGAGCGCACAATAGGTCAACCGAGTTCCGATTGAGAACCAGATAGGCCCGTAGGTAGATGGGAAACTCCCGTCTGCTCGCGGGCTTTTTTATTAACCATAAAGTTCTTTTACACAGATGAAAACAAAAATCTTGAACGCGCTCAAAACCGAATACGCGAATCTGGGGTTGGGCGACAAGGCGTTTGATGGGGTTGCCTCGTTCCTCGAAAAAACCATCACGGAGGAGAGCAAAATCAATGAGGAAATCAAAACCGACCTCGTGAAGAATCTCCTCAAGTCCATTCAAGGCGAAACCGACACGTTGCGGACAAAGGCAACGAAGGCGGAGAGAGACCTTGAGGACTACAAGAAGTCCCACCCGGAGAATCAGCCGCCCACGCCTCCTACGCCCCCGCCCACAGAAACGGAAGGTGAGAAGAAGCTGCGGGAGCAGATTGAGGCTCTGACCAAGCGACTTGATGACGCAGAAAAAGCCAAGAACAACGCAACTACGCTCGCGGCGGTTCGTACCCGTCTTGAGACGAAGGAAGGCTGCACCAACAAGGGTATTCTCAATGCCGCACTCAAGGGCTTCGCGCTCGCGGAGAATGAGACCGAGGATGCTGCCGTAGCACGGCTCAAGGAGGAGTACAACCGTTCATACACCGAGACTTTCGGTAATAGCCCCGTGCCTCCGCGTGGTAGTGGAAGTGGTGAAGGCGATGCGAAAAAGGAAGCCGATGCGAAGAACGATTGGCTTCGCCAGCAGGGGCTTCTGCCCAAAGAAGATAAATCATAATCCACTACAAAACAAACAATTATGCCTAATTTCAGCTCTTTCAACGCTTATGGCTCTAACTCCAAGAACATTGGCCAGAGCCATATTCCCGTTTGGCTGGGAACTGTTACCCCCGTCCCGGTGGGTGGCACTCTGGTTTCCGCCTTCTTGAAGAAAGGTCTGCTTCTCGGCGCGGGTTTCCCGGTGGCTCTTGCCAACAAGGAAATCACCCCGTTCATCGGTTGGGTTGTCAAGGCTTTCACCGCTGGTGATGGCACGACCGTTACGACCGATAGCATCTTCATCCATCCCACCGTTCTCGGTGATGTGAGGATGCTCCCCGCCGTGGGCGACTTCATTATGAAGGTCGGTAGCTCCTTCTCCGCCACGGGCAAGGCTGCGGAAGTTACCGCCGTAGACCTCGTTACCGAAGGCGACAACGCCGGAACGTATGAGGTCAAGGTGGCTCACTCTGCAACCGTTGACACCCCGTCCGCAGGTAGCGTCATCGCTATCTCGTCTGCCGTTGCCGCTGGCAGCAGCAAGTCCCTCAAGGTTCAGCCGAACGGCTACCTCTACAACGACATCTATCTGGGCGACCTTGATGATTCCGATGCGGCTATCTCCGCAAAGACCATCGCCGCCACGGGTGCGGTCGTGAAGTTCCACTCCGAAGGTCTGCTTGTCGAACTGACCCCCGCCTCGGCGGTCAAGTCGCAGATGGCAGCAGCCGTTCCGAACGTGTTGCAGGTACTCGTTTAACCCTTAACCGATAGGAGAAAATACTATGGATACCTACAACATTCAGTTCTACGACCTGCTCTCCCGCGCCCTCGGTGCTGGCGAGAGCGTCCAGACCTTCTTGGACAATACGATGGCCCTCAAGTACAACAAACTTGAACTTGACGGTTTCACCTTCGAGCCTACGATGCAGACTGACTTCACCTACGAGCAGATTGTTGGCGAACTCGGACTGAACGTGATGGCGCAGTATTACGACCTTGATTCCCCGGCCCTCCCGGACGGTACTCTCGGCTTCAAGTCTTACACGGGCAAGATTCCTCGTATGAAGAAAGTCGAATACTTCAACGAGGACAAGCTCCGCAAGATGAAGCTCATCGAGGACAGAAGGAGTGTCACGCCGGAGCAGGTCGCCCGTGTTGCCTACGAGCAGCTTTTCATTACCATTGACAAGCTCATCGGCGGTCACACCAGCGCCCTCACTTACCAGCGTCATCAGGCCGTTTCTACGGGTAAGTTCGTCATCAATGCGACCAACAACCCGAAGGGTGTCAAGAACATCACCCTCGACTACCACATCCCCGCCGCCAACAAGACCACCATTAGCGTTACCAACAACAAGTGGTGGACTTCCAGCACCCACATTACCGCAAACGAGGGTTCAAGCTCGAACCCGGTGAAAGACCTCACCGATGTCGTTGCGAAGGCTCGCTACGCTGGCGTTCGTGGTCACTTCGAGGTTGAGATTGACTACCTCAAGGAGTGCCTCGCCCACTCGAAAGTTCTTGCCGTTATCGGTGTCGCTGCCCTCCCTGCCGCTTCCGCTGATTCGCAGTCTGCTTACGCAAGCATTATGTCTTACGAGCAGAAGAAGTCGGCTCTGGAATCCATCATCGGTGCGCCTATCAAGGCCATTGATTCGCTGGTTCCCGTGGAGAGCATTGACAAGACCGAGAAAGCCTTTACCCGCAGCAACATCAACGCATTCGCAAAAGATGTGTGGGTGTTTGTCCCGGATGGCAACATCGGTACGGTAAAGACCGTTGAGCCTATCGCTATCGAAGGTGGCAACTACGGCTCGTTCTACGGTGGTAAGCTCCTGCTCACCATCGGCGTTGACTTCGTGAAGAAATGCCAGAGCTACAACACGGAAATGACCTCGCTGGTTATTCCCTCCGTGCCGCAGTATATGTGGTATCTCTACCCGAACGACTAACGTAACACGTTCATTGAAATAGTGAAACCCTAACCTCGTTGAAGAAATGGCCGACATCGCAAGCAATATGACAATGGTAAGATGGCTCCGCGCAAAGGTTGACAATATCATCGACCTTTCGGATGACTTCATCTTCGCCACGCTTCTCACTCGCGGCATCACGGATGACGCTACCCTCGTTACCAACACGACCGAGAAGCAGCGCGACCTCTGCCTTGCTGATATTTACTTCGGTGCGGCCATTTCTTCCACGAAGTCGGGGACGCAAGGAGAAAGCGATGGTGGTTGGACGCACTACATTTCCAACAAGAACGTAGTGAACCGCGATGCCCTTATGGATATGGCTCGTAGGCTCTACGAGAAGTGGGATGAGCCGTTCGATGACCCCGCGAAGGTTAAAATCGCCCTCAAAGACCTCTACTAATGTCGAACTACTACAACCCCAGATGGCCGAGCAAGTTCCGCGTTGAGGGAAACCCCCTTGACGAGAATGGCTTGCCCGTAGTCGGTGATGATGGAAATCCCACCACAACGACCGTCATTCTGGAGAAGGTGGTTTGCGACTGCAACGGCAACCCTACGTTCCATTCGGATGGTTCGCTCGTTACGGAAAGCGTGGAGGAAATGCCCTGCTCATACCGAACATCTACGGGTGGCATCAAGGATTCCGGCGAGGTATTCCAGACCGATTTCAAGATGTCCTGCCCGATGATGAAAACGCAGCTTGAGGAGGGTGCTATCATTGTTATCACGGATAAGACCCACTCCTTCAAGGCGGTCGTGAAAAAGATGACCACCTACAATTGGGGAACCAACATCTGGATTGACCGTTACGGCAATGAATCGGGTATCGTATAACAACCTTCGCAAGAACCAGACTTCCATCAAGCGCGGCTTTGAGAAATTGAAGTCGTATGCGGTTGGCAAAGACGGTAAGGGAGGTATGGCAAGGGTGGTGATGACAAATATCGCTCGTGACGGGCTTCGCGCTCTGCTTTATGAACACGACCTGCACGAATCAAATATGGCTCACCCCTCGGAAAAAAACACCCTTGCTTACGCGCTTTCGCACGATGGTGTCATTATCGAATCCGGCTACCACAATGGTGGTGAAGGCGATATGCCCGGTGATGCGTTGAGCGAGGCAATAGCTATTGCGTCAAGAGGCAAAGGGTGGATGGCCGTAGTTCTTTCCGAACTCAATTTCGGCTTCTACAACGTTGCCCTTGAAGAAGATTTGTTGAACGCCGCCCGTGGCGACATCGAATCCGCGTGGAGCAATATGTTCGGCTCGGATTACTTGGTTCCCGGTGCGGTTGAAAAGCCTTCATAAGCTATGAGCATCTTTGACCAGACCCCCATCGAAACCGCGTTCTGCAACGCCATCCGCACGGGTGGTGCATCCAACAATGTGTGGCCGAATAGACCACGCTCCACCCAGAGCGACCTCGCAGATTTTGTGGTCGCAAGGGTGAGCGGCCCAATTCGCGCCCTCACGGGAGGGTACTACCTCGGCGAGTGTACCGTTTCTATCGCGCTTTTCGCTCGCAACGTGAGCAATATGAAGAACTCCAAGAAGCTCTCGATTATGCAGGGCAAAGTGGAGACCGCGCTCACGGGAACGCTCGAAAACATAACCATCAAACCTTTCTCCATTCGCGTCCTCGGCGACACAGATGACGAAAACGGGTATCACTTCCGTTTGATGAACCTACAAGCCTACATAACCAACATTCCAAGTAACAAAAACACTTAACGAATATGCCTGCTACTCTCACTTCCGCAATGCTGAATGACCTCAACACGGGTAACTCTGTGCTGAAGCTCATTCCGTATGTCGCTGGCACGGGCTGCAACATTGCCCAATCTGGCGGTGTGGATTTCTCCGCCGCAGACGAGATTTTCACCCTTGAAAACTCGTTCCAGATTAGCAAGGACAAGCCCTCGTTCAACTCGGTTAAGATTGACCAGAAGCACAAGGTCATTGAATCGAGCGTAACCGCTGGTGACAACTACACGATGCAGGGTAACATCCCCTCCATCGCGGTCGCTCTCCTTTCCTTCGGATTCGAGGAAGGCTCTGCCGCCGCCGCCAAAGCCAAGATTTCCGCTACGGAATCTTACGATGGCACGAAGGCGTACAAGCTCGGCTCTCTGGAGAAGGAATACTCCGTTCTCGCAATCTCCCAGAGTGGTAACACCGCTATTCTGTTCGCTCGCGTCAAGTTCATCTTCTCCGAGCCGGAACACGATGACAACACCACTCCGACCTACGTTCACTTCGATGCAGTCGTGCTGCCGAACGAACACGCCTCTGGCGACTTCGCCCCGCTGCCGACCCACACCATCGGTTCGCAAGCGTAGTTCCGAGAACCGAAAACCAAACCGAAGGGCGGGGTCAAAAGCCCTGCCCTTCTTTAATTGAAAGACGAAATGAGTAAACCCGAACAACCGTCCTTGCGGTCGCGTGAAGAACTCGCGGACATTATGGATAACGCGCCTACCGTGGTGCGAATCCCCGGAACAAGAAAGAGAGTTCGCCTCCGCTGGATAAAGCCCTACACCCTTGAGCGATTGACGAGGGTGTGGCTGGAAAGAGAGAACGCCGCAGAGAGCGTCAATAGCGGTGCGGAGGTATTGAAAGATATGGCCCTTGAGCCGTATTTCGCCTTCAAGGAGGCGGCTCTTATGATTCTCAATCACGACATCAAAATCCGCCTTTTCTATGGTCTCTATTGGCGCATTTTAGCGCATCGGTACAACGAGACGCAGATTCTACCAATCGTTGAGGAAGGTAAAAAAAAACTTCCGCTTATGGCCCACTACGAGATTATGACATACTCGGCGGATATGAGGACGGATTGGAAGAAGCTGACGAAAAAGGAAGCCGAGCAGTACCGAGCCGCACAACTTTCGGATGCGAAGCGGCTTTTGTCAAGGATTTCCCCGCTTATGGGCATCCTCGGTGGCGGCTTTTCCGATGGGAGCGAAACTTCGGCTTCCGATGCGTCCTCACCTGCGCCCAGATAGAGATTATGCAAGCAGACCTTCCGCACACCCTATACAAGCCAATTCATACGGATAGCAAGGGTGGTGATGGTAAGAAATCCGATTGGAAGGTCAATCCGAACGACCCCGCATTTGCGGCACAACAAGCCGCCTATGAACGCGCCGTAGCAAGGCGCAGGGCGCAACAAGAAGGTAAGATACCATACACAACCGAACAACTATTTAGGCAGTAATGGCAACTTTGGAAAATCTCAACTTCGCAGTCATCCTTGATGATAGCGATTTCAATAAGCAGATTAAGGACGCTCTCGGAAAGGCGGAGGCTTTCAACAAGCAGATGACGGAAGCACTCTCCCTTGTCGGCATCAAGGGTGGTGTTGAGAACGTGAAGGCGTTGAGGGATGCCCTCAAGGGCGTAACGGAGGAGCAGAAGGCCCTCAACAAAGCCATCAAGGAATCCCCGGCGGAGAGAATAACGATTAGACACCGCGATGCGGTTTCCGCGACCAATACGAAGCTATTTAATACCGCCCAGCTTCTCCGCACTATAAGTACCCTTACGGGTGGCGCGTTCTCCGTCTACGGGTTGAGGCGTTTCCTTTCCACCCTTATTGATGTTACGGGGCAGTTCGAGGTGCAAAAGATGGCACTCCGCACGATGCTCCAAGATATTGACGCTGCGGATAAGATTTTCCAAGACCTCTACCGATTCTCGTCAAGCTCGACCTACCGATTCTCCGAGTTGGCGAAGTATTCCAAGCAGCTTGCGGCCTTCAACATCGGCAAAGATTCCCTGCTTGAGACCACCAAGATGCTCGGTGACGTTGCGTCTGGCGTTGGTGTTTCGATGGATAGAATCATCCTCGCATACGGTCACGTTAAATCGTCTGGATTCCTTCGTGGTATCCAGCTTCGTTCTTTCGCGCAGAACGGTGTCCCCGTGCTGGACGAACTCGCCAAGATGTTCTCCGAATTGGAGGATAGGGTTGTTTCTCTCGGTGAGGTGTTCGACAAGATGACCAAACGCGAGATTCCGTTTGAAATGGTCGAGGAGGCATTTAAGAGGATGACATCGGAGGGCGGAAAGTTCTACCAGATGCAGGAAGTCCTCGCCAAGACGCTCGCTGGCCAGATTAACATCTTGAAGGGCCGCTGGGAGAACTTGATGTACGCTATCGGTCAATCGCAAGACGGATTCCTCAAGGGCGCGGTCAGTTCGATTAGCAACCTCATCGCCAACTATGATGAGTTTGGTAAACTTATGTGGCAGATAGTGGCCGTATTCGGTGCTTACCGCGCAACGGTTATAGTCTCCACGGCCTTGACGAAGGGTCTTGCGGTTGCTCTCAACGGCCCGCTCGTGAAAGCTCTCGGAAAAGTCGCACTTGCTATTGAGGCAAATCCATACGCAGCTCTCGGAATTGCGGTAGCTTCGGTTACGCTTCTCATTATCCGCCTTGCCACAAAACTATCCGATGTAGAGAAACTGCAAAAGGTGGTCAACGATTCTACGGCGGACTACGCAAAGAGCCTCGCGTCCGAAACTGCGGAATTGGATAGATTGTACGCAAAACTCGATGTACTCACGGAGGGGACGAAGGAATATGATTCCGCGAAGAAGGCAATTGAAACACGATTCGGTTCTTACCTCGAACAACTCCGGCAGGAGGGTGTTGCCGTTGGCGACCTCGCAACGAGCTATGAATTGTTGAGGGGAAAAATCGAGCAGACAACCCGCGCACGGATGCTTGAATCAAGTGCGGAATCCCTCAAGTCGCAATTCGATACGCTATCCGATGACATCAACAAGGAGGTTGAAAAGACCCTCCAGAATATAGGAAAGAAACTCCAGCCCAAGCAGCTTGAATATCTCTCGTCATACGCCTTCGGCCTAATTGATGAGAACGACCCCCGTCTTGATGGCATAAGTAATCTTCTTAATCTCGGAAATGGCGAAGGTGGCCCGCAGCCAATGAGCTATTCGAGCCTCAAGAAACTCCGCCAGCGGTTCTCAACCGTCAAGTCGGAGTATGATAAGCAGATGGGTATAATCGAGGAGCGATTTGATGCGCTGAATGGCGTCAAGGGCGGTGATAAGCGCGTTTCCGAAACAAGGGAGTGGGTCAAGAAGATTAATGCGGAACTGAACAAGATTGACCCGGAAATCATTGGTAAGCTCGGCCTCAACGTAAACAAGGATGAGGACTACTACGCATACCTTGAGCGCATTGGCAAGGAGTTCAAGACCATCAACGAGGAGAAAGACAAGGCGTTGCAGGCCGACAAGCCGAAATATGAGGCTTGGATTGAAGCAATCAATGCGGTCGATTCCGCGCTTGAAGGCAACATACTCTCCGATGTCCGATACAACAAGACACCGTGGAAGGCGAAGGATACGAGCGATGATGAGACCAAGAAACAGATTCAGTCCCTCAACAAACAAGCGAGCATCCTCCATAAGTACAAAGACGCATACGATTCCCTTGAGCCGTTCCTCGGTGAAGATACCACCTCAAAGATGGCAGAAATCTTTGGCGGCAAGGCTTCCGACTACGAGGATATTGATGAGAAGGTGATTGACCTTCTGGCAGACCTCCGTCTGCTCGGAGAAGCTGGCCAGCAAGCCGCAGAATCCATTGAGGCGCAGTTCGGTGTGAGTGCGGTATCGCAACTCACGAAGGCACTTCAAGCCGCGCAGAGGGCGGAGGAATCCTTCTTGAAGGTCGAGCAGAGCATTGATGAGTATCTGGGAGAGGATTTCACCGTTGATGGCGAGCGGGCTGCATACAAGATTAGCAAGGCACTCCGCGATTGGCGTAATGCAGACATCAAGGTTGACCAGAAGGTTGGCCGATTTGGTGAGCGCATCGAAAAGGATGAGAAGGAACACATTATGCGCCAATGGGCCGATGAACACCCGCAAGCATCGTGGGACACCGATGGCCGATACCAGCAATATCTCGCAAAGGAGTATTGGAGGCAGTACAAGGAGAGCCGAATCAAGGAACTCAAGGAGCAAGCGCAGCAGGAGAAAAACCTCAACGCGGCCAACACCAGAGAGAAGATTCGCGGGTACGCCCAACTCATCTTCAATGACCAGATGGGCGACTATGACCTCACGAATTGGAACGACAAGACCATCGCCCAGATTAATGAAATCCGCGCCGCAATCGCCAATGTCGAATTGCCGGAGGATGTAAAGAAGGAGCTTGAGGATAATGTCGAACTCGCCCAGATGCTTGTTGAGGAACTTGGAAAAATCAAGAAGCAGGAGGGCAGCAAGGCCGACAAAGCGGCAACGGACGAGTGGGCGCAGGGGGCGCAAAGAGTAGCCAAGTATCTCGGCAAAGCTGCCGAATATATGGAACGGCTCGGAGAAGCTACGGGCAGCGAGGCGGTAAGCGACCTTGCGGTTGGCCTCGGAGCATTGAGCGAGAACCTGCAAGCAGCCGGAGAGGGATACGCCGCCGCAGCATCCGCTGGTGCTGGTGCTTACGCTTGGATTGGCGCAGTTGTCGGTGGTATTGGCGACATCACGGCAAAGATTATTGATTCCGTGGCCGAGGCAACCGAGGTTTCGAGACGCGAAATGGAGCAGTTCCGCGAGGATATGCGGAGAACATTCTCCGAGGGCCTTACGGAAGGTGTCGAAACCGCGTTTGGTGACAACCTTATCCAGAAGCTCCGTAACGCTAATAAGGAGTTGCGGCAGCTTGAATATAACCTCGGCCTCGTTGCCGGGCAGGGTATGTCTGGTATGGGCATCAAGACGCTCACTCGTAAGTCTGGTTTCCTTAACCTCGGAAGGACGGACTTTAGCCTCCAAGATGCTGCGAACGCAACGGGCATTCCACTTCTCAAAAATGGAATCCTCAACGCCGACCTTCTCCGGGCAATCCAAGAAATGTATGTCCTTGACGAGAAGTCGCAGGAGTGGATTTCCACAGAGATTATAAACCTTGAAGCCTACTCCGATGTTCTCAAGACATTCGATGAATTGATGGAGAATCTGTTTGGAAACGTTGCCGCCTCTGCCGCAGATTCCATCATTGATGGGTGGATTGAGGCCGGAAATGCCGCTTTGGACTATGCCAACATCCTTGATGATGTGGCGAAGTCCTATGCCAAGATGCTCATCCAATCCACCATCCTCGATGAAGTATTCACGCAGGATGAAATCAACAAAATCAAGGCGTTGTTTGTCGGTGGCGACTATCAAGGCGCAATGGCGGCAATCGCCGAGGATATGGAGGCAATTGCTGGTCTCGAACCCGTATTCCAAAACATCCTTGAAGCCTTCGACCCGTACTTCAACCACACGGGCAGCGATAGTAATAACCTCGCCAACGGAATCAAAGGTATCACAGAGGATACCGCAAGCCTCCTCGCATCGTACATAAACGCCATCCGCGCAGATGTAGCTATGATGCGTATGCTCGCAACGCAGGGCTGGAGCAGCGTCACAGACATTGCTGGATTCGTTGAGGTTATACCCACCCTCAATGACCATCTGGCGAAGATTTCCGCCAATAGCGCAAACATTGAACGCAACACCCAGCAGATTCTTACTGAACTGCAAGGGGTAATCGTGAACGAAGGGTCTGGACGCGGCTTCCGTTCCTACCCTTCGTAAAGTGAAACAAAGAGAAACAAATGTTTCTCTAACGACTACAAAATAAGATAACTTTGACCCAAGAGTATGGCTATCTACGTTCCACTTCTATCCAACTACGCGCCCTTCTACATCCAGAGGGCCACGGACGCATCGGCGGTCAACATCCAGACCACCTATGGTGTTACGATTATGGTTCACGAGTACCCGTCCAAGCGGAAGGTGAAAGAGCCGTACAAGAACAATTGGAAAGACCAGCACGGGGATGACGAGTACACCGACTATCTATTCTACGAGGCGTTCAACCTCACCCTTCGGTGTGTCATCCTCACCAAAGAATCCGATTCCGCGACTTCACGCGCCGAACTCAAG